AACTGCCACTGCTACAGCAGTAATGGCAGATACTTACTACACAATAAATAGTGCTACACCCATTGTGTCTGGAATTACTACATTAACTCTTGCTGAAAATTTACTCAATACAGTTGGAGTAGCATCTACTGCATATTTCTTCCAACAAAGTAAAATTATTGCTAGTTCTCATACCTTTGAATACATTGGTGCTGGAAATAATATAACATCTGCCACTCCAAAGAGAGGTGGAGTTACAATTCAAGCAAATGAAGTTAAGAGTCAAAATGGTGGAAGAGTAATTTATACAAGCACAGATCAAGCAGGTAATTTCCGTATAGGTGATGACCTTCAAATAAATCAATCAACAGGAACAATCAGTGGAAGAGCATTCTCTAAGAGTTTGTTCTCAGAAATGACCCCCTTCATTCTAGCACTCAGTTAAATGGCACAGTTAGCACTCAATAGATTTAAGACTGAAACACTTCAGTTAACAACAGTAGATCAGACATTATATACAGCACCCACTGGTTATACAGGTATTGTGCTTTATGCTCATGTAACTAATTATGGTTCTGATGCAACTACAGTCACAATGTCTCATATTAGAAGTTCTACTACAACAGAGATTATAAAAGAGGCAAGTGTTCCTGTAAATGATGCTTATATTCCTCTTGATGGAAAGTTAGTTTTACAAACTAATGATTCTATTAAGATTAAGGCAGGTGCAAATACTACTCTTAAAGTTCTTCTATCAGTATTGGAGACTGCAAACTAATGCCAAGACTTATAAGCGAGGTAAATGGAGGAGGTAGTGTTGGTATTGCTAGTGATGGTGTAGACCTGGGTAATATGAAAAAACTTGATTATGAATCAAATAGAATTGAGTTTGATAACACATCTGGTGTTGCTACTGTGATGTCTAACCCTCTTACAATCATTGGTCTATAAATACTAAGAGACCTTATTTTATATCAATGAAAAAGAAGTGTCCAGACGGAAAATATTATTGCTATACTGATAAAGTATGCAAAGACATTCCAAAAGGGTTCAAAATGGTTGGACCCATGGGGATGCTTCGTAAAGAGAATGGTCATTCTATTGATGATGATTCTGAAACCACTAAAAAGAATGGTAAAAAAAATGGCAATGGTCATTCTAATGGTAATGGAAATGGAAATGGTGGTGATGTAAGTGAAGATTTAAGAAAGTGGTTTGGTTCTGGTCCTAAAGGTGGAAAAGGTGGTGGTGGATGGGACAGATACAACACCAAAGGTGAAAGAATTGGAAAATGTGCAAGGGAACCTGGAGAAGGTAAACCTAAATGTCTTTCCAATGAAAAAGCAGCAAAAATGTCTAAGGCAGAAAGAGCTGCAGCTGTAAAAAGAAAAAGAAGACAGGATCCAGTTGCAGATCGTTCAGGTAAAGGAGGAAAACCAATCATGACTTCTAATAAGATTAAAGAAAGTTCTTCACCAATGGTAAGGCAGATTCTTGAAAGAATTGAATGTGAGCAGGAGTGGATTCTTGTAGAAAAGAATGTACCTACTAATCCTTCACTATGGTCAAAGTTTAAGTCACAAGCAAGAGCAAAGTTTGATGTATATCCTTCTGCTTATGCTAATGGTTGGGCTGCTAAGAAATATAAAGCAGCAGGTGGTAGTTGGAAGAAAGCAACTAGTGAAAGTGTAGAATTAGAAGAAAAGAAAGAATGTGCTCATAATCATAAAGGTGAAGAGTGTGCAGTTCATGGTATGAAGGAGTGTCCTGATGAAAAAAAGATTGATGAGGCAGTAAGAATTCCTGCAAAAAATGGAAATCTTTATCTTGTATCATTTTCTTGGAAAGGTAAGTATATGATGATGAAGATCTTCTTCCCAGAAATCAGCAGACCTACAAGAACTCAAGTTCAGGATGCACTTGAAAAAGTATATCCTGGTTGTCATGTTCAAAGATTTGATATGACTTCATATCAACCTGGTGAACCCATGTTGACTATGGGTGAGGAAGTAGAAGATTTGGAAGAACTTGCTCCTTTGATTGCAGCACCTTTAGCAGTTGCTGGTAAGGTAGCAGCAGTTGCTGCTAAGGGTATTGCTACTGGCGCTAAAGCTGTTGCTAGAGCATCTGTTCCTGTTGCTAAGAGTATAACAAAAGGTGTTGGACGTGCTGCTCAAGGTGGTATAGAATCAGCAGCAGCAGGAGTTTCAAGAGGCAGGCAAGAAAGAAAGTCTCAAATGGAAGGTGCTGCTTGGACAAAAAAGTCTGGTAAAAACAGTGAAGGAGGATTAAATGAAAAAGGTAGAAAGTCGTATGAACGTGAAAACCCAGGAAGCGATCTTAAAAGACCTTCAAAGAAAACTGGGAACCCTCGTAGAAAAAGTTTTTGTGCGAGAATGAAGGGAATGAAGTCAAAGTTGACTTCTGCTAAGACAGCAAATGATCCAAATAGCAGAATCAATAAGTCCCTTAGAGCTTGGAATTGCTGATTAATTTATGAGTGAAATTTATCTTGGTAATCCTAATCTAAAAAAAGCAAATACTCAAATTGAGTTTACTCAAGAAAATATTAAAGAGTATTTGAAATGTAAAGATAACCCTGTCTACTTTGCCCAAAACTATGTAAAGATTGTGACTCTTGACCATGGTTTACAACCATTCAAGACATATGACTTTCAAGAAAGACTCATCAATAATTTTTACCACAATAGATTTAACATCTGTAAAATGCCAAGACAGACTGGCAAAAGCACGACTGTTATTTCTTTTTTGCTTCACCATGTTGTCTTTAATGACAGTGTTAATATTGGCATCCTCGCTAACAAAGCATCAACTGCTAGAGAACTTCTAAGTAGATTACAGGTTGCTTACGAGAACTTGCCTAAGTGGATGCAACAGGGTATCCTATCATGGAACAAAGGTTCATTGGAGTTAGAAAATGGCAGTAAGATATTGGCAGCTTCTACATCTGCAAGTGCTGTCAGAGGCATGTCATTCAATATCCTCTTCTTGGACGAATTCGCGTTCGTTCCAAATCACATCGCTGATGCCTTCTTTGCATCTGTTTATCCTACTATTACTTCTGGCAAAAGCACAAAGGTCATAATTGTTTCTACACCTCATGGTATGAACCACTTCTATAGGATGTGGCATGATGCAGAAAATGGAAGTAATGAATATATTCCAACTGATGTTCACTGGTCTGAGGTTCCTGGAAGAGATGATAAGTGGAAGAAGCAGACTATTAAGAATACATCTGAACAACAGTTTAAGATTGAGTTTGAGTGTGAGTTCCTAGGTTCTGTTGACACTCTTATTGCACCAAGTAAACTTAAGAATCTAATATATGATAATCCCATTCAAAGAAATGCTGGATTGGACTTATATGAACCACCAATGAAGAAACATGATTATGTGATGTCTGTTGACGTAGCAAGAGGAGTTGGTAATGACTACTCTGCTTTCATTGTCACAGATATCACAGAGTTTCCACATAAGGTAGTTGCAAAATATAGGAATAACACCATTAAACCAATGCTTTTCCCAAACATAATTTGGGAAATAGCAAGAAAATATAATGAAGCATTTATCTTATGTGAGGTAAATGATATTGGAGATCAGGTTGCTAGTATTTTACAATATGACCTTGAATATCAAAACTTACTAATGTGCTCAATGAGAGGTAGGGCAGGACAGATTGTTGGACAAGGATTTTCAGGATCAAAAACCCAACTTGGATTAAAGATGTCCAAGACAGTTAAGAAAGTGGGTTCTTTAAATCTTAAAACGCTTATTGAAGAAGATAAATTATTAATTAATGACTATGAAATTATCTCAGAACTTACAACCTTTGTATCAAAGCACAATTCATTTGAGGCAGAGGAAGGATGTAATGATGACCTTGCCATGTGTTTAGTTATCTATGCCTGGTTGGTAGCACAAGATTACTTTAAGGAACTGACTGATCAGGATGTAAGAAAAAGATTATATGATGAGCAGAAGAATCAGATAGAGCAAGATATGGCACCTTTTGGATTCATCAATGATGGTCTTGATGATACTACATTTGTAGATGATGAAGGTGATAGATGGTTCACTGATGCTTATGGTGATATGTCACATATGTGGGATTATAGATAACAAAATAGTAATTACTTATGAATGATTTTAACTTACCAGGATCAAATAAAAGTCAGTTGGATGATAAAACCAAAAAATTTGCAGTTGACATACAATTAAAGAATATTTGTAAGATATTGGGTGGTGAAGTAAAGCATTATATCTGCTGTGATAGAACCACCACACATGAAAAAATTATAATAGAGTACAATCACAAACAAAAATAATGGATTTTGATGAACAGTTTTGTCTTGGTCATTTACTTCTTGATTTAAGGAAGTGTAGAGTCTGTGGTGAAGAAAAAAATCTTGTGGATGGATTTTACAGAACAAGAAAAGATAGAGGACCAGTAGTATCATCTTACTCTTATGAGTGTAAGGAGTGTTGTAAGAAGAGAGTAGTACAAAAAAGAGTGAAGTATACACATGATGTATACCCAGATTGGTAATTAAGAATTATTCCAAGGTTCACTCCATCATTCCCCACTGAAACACTTGAAAACAATAAATATTTTTAGTCAATCATGAGAACTTTAGGAGAGTAATTAAATGGCAACTCCTCAATTATCTCCAGGTGTATTGGTCAGGGAAGTTGACCTTACAGTTGGTAGAGCTGATAATGTTCTTGATAATGTTGGTGCAATTGCTGCACCATTTAAAAGTGGTCCTATTGATGAATCAGTTCTGATTACAAGTCAGAGTCAACTTATCAATATCTTTGGCAAACCCCAAGATAAAGATAAGCATTATGAGGATTGGATGGTTGCATCTGAATTCCTATCATATGGTGGAACTCTCCAGGTAGTTAGAATAGATGGTTCAAATCTGAAGAATGCAAATGCTGGTGTTTCAATAGCATCTACAGATGTAAAAATTAAAAACTACGATGATTATGAGGCAAATTATTCATCTGCCACAGACTTCTTCTATGCATCAAGAGAAGCAGGTGAAATAAATACAAACCTTAAAGTCTGCACAATTGATAATTTTGCAGACCAAACAATTGGAATTTCAACAACAAGTCCTGTTGGTGCTGGTGCAACTGTTGGATTTGGAGTTACAGTTCAATTAACTACAGTTAACACACCTGGTGCTGGAACAACTACATCCTTTACTGGATATCTGAAAGGCATCATTACTGGTGTTACCACTGATGCTACCTCTAACATGAAGAGTAGTATTGACGTAAGAATTGTCTCCAGAGTTTCTGGAATGACAACTGATTCTGGAACTGAATATCCCATCACTTATCAAGTTGGTAATGCTGGTAGATCTATTGAAGCTGCTGACACAATTACATTTGTAGAAAATTCAGGTGCTAATGTCAAGACTGCTACTGTAGCAACAGCTGTTGACTGGTATGATCAACAGACTCTGGGTCTGACAAATTCTACTGTTTTCTGGAAGAATCTTGCTCCAAGACCTGTAACAAATAACTTTGCTGCTACAAGAAGTGCAAAGAATGATGCAATGCACATTGTAGTTGTTGATGATTTTGGAACAGTAACTGGTGTACAAGGTAATCTCCTTGAGACAAACTTCTTCCTGTCTAAGGCACTTGATGGTGAAGAAGATGGAAATTCTCCACTCAGAAACTACTACAAGAGCTATCTTGCAAATAACTCATCATATATCTTTGCTGGTGCTAATCCTGGTTCAACCTTTGATGTTGTAAGAGGACTTAATGTCT